CTCTGGAAATACTGTTACAGTAAGTTTAAACGCCCATGGTCTTAATGCTGGCGATAAAATAGGTATTTCTTACAACTCTTCTAGTAACGTTTCTGCAACCGATGGTAATTATGTTGTTGCCACTGCTAGCACAAATTCTTTTACTATTACAGACCCCAATTCTGGTACCGTTACAAATGCTGGAACAAATTGCCAATACGTAACTGGCAATAATCGTTGGGTTTCTACATATGAAACTTTAGCTGGCGCAACAAGTACACAACAATTATTAATTCCGGGCGAAGGTATTTTGTGCTATCAAGGTCTTTATATTTACATGGCTTATGTAGGTTTTACAACAGTTTGCTATGGTTAAAAAGAAAAGCCCTTCTCTAGCCGTAGGACGTGGTGAGAAATTACCAGTTTCCAAGGGAGCTGGACTTACAGCAAAAGGAAGAGCAAAATATAATGCGGCAACAGGTAGCAATTTAAAGGCACCACAACCACAAGGCGGAGCAAGAAAAAAATCTTTCTGCGCTAGAATGTCTGGAATGCCGGGACCGATGAAAGATGAGAAAGGTCGCCCTACACGTAAGGCAGCCAGCTTAAAGAGATGGAATTGCAAATGAGCGATGTAATTAACCCTATAGAAACTGCTAGAGAACTAGCAACACACGCTAATGATATTGAGCATTTACAGGCAGATATGGACAGACTTGTTAAAGACATGGAAGAAGTTAAAAAATGTTTAGCTGACATCCAACGTCTATTGTCTGAAGATCGTGCATCAAAAAAAACAATGCATACTGTATTTAATGTAATTGCTGTTTTATTTGGTGGATTAATCGTTGCTCTTTTTGAAAAATTTGTAAAATAAAATGCCAAGCGTATCTAAAAAACAACACAATTTTATGGCTACAGTTGCCAAAAACCCAGCTTTTGCTAAGAAAGTTGGTATCAAGCCCTCCGTTGGTGAGGATTTTTTAAAGGCCGATAAAGGTCGTAAATTTGGGAGTGGTGGTATGGCTAAAAGTGATATGAAAGAAGACATGAAAGCAGATATCAAACAAGATAAAGCTATCGTTAAAAAAGCATTTAGAATGCATGATGCACAAGAACATAAAGGCGGCAAAGGCACCAATTTGTCTAAGCTTAAAAAAGGTGGTATGCCTATGAAGAAAATGGCTGCTGGCGGCGTAACAAAATACGACAAAACTCCTAAGCCAAGCACAATGGCTCATGAGGTAGAAGCTGGCTCAAACAAGCTATTGAAGTTTGGTGAAAGCGCTGTACAAAAACGTGGTCATACTAAAGGTAAAAACCTTGGTGATACAGGTCCAATCAAAGGCATTATGGGCGGTGCTAAAAATATGGCTAAAGGCGGAACAGCTTCTGCACGTGCCGATGGTTGTGCTATCAAAGGTAAAACCAAAGGTACTATGATGTGTATGGGCGGTAAGGCTAAGAAATAATTATGCCCACCATTAAGGAAGCATTGCTCGGCACAGAAGAGCAAAACCGTGTAGCACAAGAGAATCTTGATAAACAAGCTAGAGAAGGTTCTAAGCTTGCTAAATTTTTAGGTGGTAATCCTGAGCCTAAAGAAGTTAAAGAGACTCCACAGCCTGTTGAAAAGAAAGCTAAAGGCGGTAAAGTATCTTCTGCCTCTAAACGTGCTGATGGCTGCTGTGTTAAAGGTAAAACTAAAGGTAAATACCTATGAGAACTAGCCGTGGAATGGGCGACATTATGCCCTCTAAAATGGGCAAAGGTGTTAAGAAAGCCCGTAGAGATGACACTGATTTTACTCAATATGCTGCTGGTGGAAAAGTTGGACTTTACGAAAATATTCATAAAAAGCAAGCACGTATTAAAGCTGGTTCTGGTGAAAGAATGCGTAAAGTTGGTTCTAAGGGTGCGCCTACTAAAGCGGACTTTATTAAATCTGCTAAAACAGCAAAGAGGAAATAATGGCTACTAAAAATTGGATTGCCGGTGCTATTAAAAAACCGGGTGCATTACGTAAAGAGTTAGGCGTTAAAGAAGGAAAAACTATTCCTGCTAAAAAGCTTGCCGCTGCAGCAAAAAAACCGGGAAAATTAGGCAAACGTGCAAGACTTGCAGAAACCCTTAAGGGATTTAAAAAATGAACTTTGCTATTACTTGGTTGTTTGACAAGTTAGGTTATATGCCAAAAATTGATATGCAAGTTGGCAAAATTCAGGCTGATGCTGAGTCTCCTGAGTTTAAGATGTGGCCTTTTCCTGTAGAACAAGAAAAACCTAAAAAACAAGTAAAAAAAACTACGGTTAAAAAAACGGTTCCTAAAAAGAAACCTTTGGAAACTAAATTTACTGTAGGAAAACCTAAAGCTATTAAAAAAGCAAACAAGCGCTTAAAAAAGGCTGAGCAATGAGCACTACAGGAACGACTTCTTTTAACCTTACAATGAATGACCTTGTAGAAGAAGCATTTGAAAGGTGTGGAAAAGAGCTTCGTTCTGGATATGATTTTCGTACAGCCCGTAGATCAGTTAACTTATTAACTATTGAGTGGGCTAATAGAGGCATTAATTTATGGACTATTGAGCAAAACCAGTTAGTTATGAATACTGGTCAAGCTATCTATCCATTGCCTGTTGATACTATTGATATTTTAGATGGCGTAACTCGTCAATATAATGGTGGAAACATAAACCAATCAGACATTAATGTAAGCCGCATTTCTGAATCTACATACATTACGATTCCAAACAAAAATGCTTATGGTCGCCCAGTTCAAATGTGGGTAAATAGACAGTCTGGAAATATTGCTTCTATTCCACAAACCACTTTGGCAGCTGGATATCCAATTTCAGCTACAGATACAACAATTACATTAACAAACGCTGCAAGCTTGCCAACCCAAGGATTTGTAAATATTGATAATGAAACGATTGGTTATCAAAACATTATTGGCAATCAAATACTGAATGCTTGGCGTGCTCAAAATGGAACTACCGCAGAACCTCATTCTGCAGGCGCATCTGTTTATGTAAACAATTTACCATGCATAAATGTATATCCAACTCCAAATTCACCCGGAAATCAATATACCTTTGTTTACTATCGTATGCGTCGCATGCAAGATGCTGGAGACGGTATTAGCACAGAAGACATTCCTTTTCGTTTTATTCCATGTTTAGTGGCTGGATTGGCGTACCATTTAAGCGTAAAGCTAGAAGGTGTTGATATAAATCGAATAGCTGGTTTAAAAGCAGCATATGACGAAGTGTTTCAACAAGCCGCTGATGAAGATAGAGAAAAAGCAGCAATTAGATTTGTCCCAAGAAACCTTTTTTACTCTAGATAATCATGCCAAGTAAATTTGCTAGCGGCAAACATAGTATTGCAGAATGTGATAGATGTGGTCAACGTTATAAGCTTTCAGAGTTAAAAAAGATTACAATTAAGACTAAACAAGTTAATATTAAAGTTTGTCCAGAATGTTGGGAACCGGATCAGCCGCAGTTGCAATTAGGTCTTTATCCTGTAAATGATCCACAGGGAATTAGGGAACCAAGACCAGATGCTAGTTATTACGCTTCTGGAAGAACTGGACTATTAACTAACATTTATGACCCAAACGTTTATGACCAAGCGGATGGCGGTTATCCTTCTGATGGCAGCAGACAGTTTCAATGGGGCTATAACCCTGTAGGTGGAGCGAGTTATTTTAACCGGGCGCTAACTCCAAACAGTTTGATTCCGGTTATAACTATCGGAACGGTAACAATTAGTACAACTTAGGAGCATATTATGACATTTAGAAAAGCAGCCGATGGCATCACCAAAACAGGCAAAACAAAAGGTAGAAATTTAGGAGATTCAGGTCCTATCAAAGGTATTGAGTCTGGTCCTAAAAAAGGTCCACAAAAATTGGGCAAAGAAATGAAAGCTGTTGGACGCAATATGGCTCGTGCTATGTTGCAAAAATCATCAGGAAGAGGTCGTTAATCATGGCTAAGCAAAAATTCCCACCAACAGAAACCAAGAATGAGTTTAAAGCTCATGGTCATGCTAGAGATAATGGTCCTGCTAGCGAATACACTGGTTTCAAATATCCTGAAGGCGGCGGCAATGACATTGGTATCTATAAGCAACCAATGCCAAATCCAGTTGCTGCAGCTAAAGATGTAATAGACATTAGTGGCAACCCGATGGACAAATTTAACATTTCTGTTGCTGGCACAAATAAAGGAAATTACGCTCCTAACAACAAAAATGGTGAAAAAACTATGCGTGGTTACGGCGCTGCTACCAAAGGCATTAAAACTAGAGGCCCGATGGCATAATGAATTACAGTCAACTGTATAACAACATACAGGCATACGCCGAAAATACTGAGCAATTGTTTGTTGCAAGTATTCCTGTTTTTATACAGGAGGCTGAAGATCGCATATATAACTCTGTAAATCTGCCATCTTTGCGTAAAAATGTTATTGGCGTTGTTACTTCTGGTAACCAGTATGTTTCTTTGCCAAATGATTGGCTAGCAAACTATTCAATAGCTATAGTTGATGGCACTGGAAGATATAACTACTTGTTAAATAAAGATGTTAACTACATTCGAGAAGCCTATCCAACCGCATCTACTGTAGGATTGCCTCAACATTACGCTCTTTTTGGTTCTCAATACAATAACGTTAATGAGATGTCTTATATCATAGGACCTACACCAGATCAAAATTATCAAGTAGAAATGCATTATTTCTACTACCCACCAACGATTGTTCAAGGTCAAATTGCTACTTTAGGCGCAATAATTAGCGGCTCGCTATATACCAATGGCGTATATCAAAACGTGGCTTTAACTGGCGGTTCTGGCGCCAACGCAACTGCTGACATTGTTATCGTTGGAGGAGCGGTTGTATCCTGCACTCTTAAGTTTGGCGGTAATTTTTATGTAGTTGGTGATATTCTTTCTTGCTCATCTCTTGGAAATACGGGTAGTGGATTCTCCATTCCAGTAGCTTCCGTATCAAATGCTGCAGGTACTAGCTGGCTTGGTGATAACTATGATCCAGTACTATTTTATGGATCTATGCGTGAAGCCATGCTGTTTATGAAGGGCGAGCAAGACTTAATTGGATATTACGAAAGTAAGTATCAAGAAGCGCTTGACCAACTACGTCGCCTTGGTGATGGCCTTGATCGTGGTGATTTCTACAGAGACAACCAACTTAAAATTAATCTTAGCGGAGCTAGACCATAATGGCTATCGTTCAGGGCGCCACTACTAGTTTTATGCAAAGTTTGCTTAATGGCAATGAAAACTTTACTACTGGTACATATTACATAGCCTTATACAACGGCAACGCTAATTTAGACCAAACAACTACGGCATATACAACAAACAACGAAATTACCGGAACTGGTTATACGGCTGGCGGTAAAGCGTTGCAAATTACGGTTACGCCAACCGTGGATAATCAATACAATACGGCTTATATTTCCTTTGCTAATGCCGTTTGGAATCCTGCTAGCTTTACTGCTAGAGGGGCGTTAGTATACAATTACACAACAAAAGTATCCTGTTTTGTACTAAATTTTGGGTCAGACAAGACCTGTAATAGTAGTTTTACAGTGCAGTTTCCGGCAGCGACTAGTACGTCTGCTATTTTATCCATTAGTAGCTATACAAGCGCTAATATCATTAGTTCTGGAGATTAATTATGCAAAAAGAATTTGCAAGTTGTGGCGATAAAGCAGAAATTAGTCTGCAAGCTAATGCTACAAAAAATGAAACAGTTGGAGTTGAAGGTCAATGGCATGTTGAATGTCGTGATGCGCAAGGCAACTTAAAGTGGACTGAAGAGTTTCCAAACTTAGTAGTTGCTGCTGGCAAACAGTTAATGTTTGATACTTTTTTAAAGGGTAGCGCATATACTGTTACTGGTCCATTTTTAGGATTGACAAACGCAACACTAACGCCTGCTGCAACAGACACCATGACAACTTTGGTTGGTGGTGGTAAAGAGTTTACTAATTACACAGTTGGTGGTTCTGCAGTTCGTGGCACAGCGGTATTTGCATCTGCTACATCTACTGGTACAACACCATCTAACGTAACTTCTTCTACAGCATCTGCAATTACTTACACCATTACTGGTGCTGGCGGCACTGTATATGGTTGCTTCTTAGTATTGGGAACGGGCGCAGTTAGCACTCAAAGCAATACTGGCGGAACCTTGTATAGCGAAGGAAACTTTAGTGTAGCAAAAGCAACCACTGCTGGAGATACTGTTAGCGTAACTTATTCGACTACAGCTACAAGCTAATCTTAAACCGTTTTTAGGAGCAGTATATGGCACTAGTCATAAACGATAGAGTACGGGAAACCACCGCTGTAACAGGTACGGGATCTGCTACGCTATTGGGTGCGGTTACTGGATATCAAGCGTTCTCAGTTATTGGTAATGGTAATACTACTTACTATACCATTGCCGATCAAGGCGGACCTAACTGGGAAGTTGGTATTGGTACATACAATACTGGAACACTTGCTCGTACTACTGTTTTATCCTCTTCTAATTCTGGTTCATTAGTTAACTTTACTGTTGGGACAAAAGATGTATTTATTACTTATCCATCAGAAAAAGCAGTTTATTTAGACTCATCTGGTAATGTACAGCCTAACTTATTGGGCACAGCAACATTTCAAAACGGCTTATTTGGCGGAACTTTTTAGGAAAAAATATGGCACGTTTAATTTCTGTAAGCCTAAATAGCGCTACCTCTACCGCCCCAATTCCGCTCAATACAAACATTACTCCAGTTAATATTTCGTTAGCAGTAGAATTAAGTGCTGGAGCAGTTTTAACGTACACTGTTGAGCATACATATGATCCTATGGCAACTGCTTCTGATTTGCAAAAACTTGTTTGGTTTCCGTTTCTTTCAAATCAAACAGCAAACAATGATGGATACTATGCTTTTCCAGTAGTTGCTGTAAGATTAAGAATTTCAGCATATTCTTCTGGCACCGCAACATTACGAATACTTCAAGCGGGAATTTGAGTCATGGCACAACAGTACTTTGCTAGGACTTATGGTAAGGTCTATGGAACAGCATCTGGAATAACAGGACTTTCTGTTGTTACAAATGTATATAATTTTCCAGATCCTGATCGTACATGGGTTATACAACATAATTTTAATACAGTTAATTTCTTGGTAACATTGTTTGATTTAGACAACAAACAGTTTTTTGCAAATGCTAAAGCAACATCAAACAACGAAATAGAGATTAATTTAACAAAAGAAGAGGCTGGTTACGTAGACGCCGTCTTTATTGCGTAAAGAAGACTAGCCATTTATGGAATATAAGATTACAATACATAAAAGAGAAATGCACTTTGCAGCCTACATTAAAGCTAACGGTGGGGAACTCATTGGTTTTAAAGACAATGTGTTTTCATTTAACAGTCACATACCGGAAGTAGAATGGCGAGTAAAGCATGCAAGTTCTGATTCATTAAGAGTGGATCAAGAACTGCTAGTGTTGAGACGTTTTGTAGTTTAAAGAATTTGGGTCGTGTCGAGATAAACCTTTAAACAATTATTTGGAGTAACGACTCATGGCAAATTTTCCAGTATTTCACGGTATTACCCTTGCGGCTAATGCTTATGTCGAGAATTTAAATCTCGAAATCCTCTCAACAGATCCAACACCGGTTGCAGCTGGTCGTGTTTGGTTTAATTCAGTTGATAAAGTTGTAAAATATTCTGCACTTGATAGCACTGGTGCTGTTGTAGTTAAGACAATTAGCGATGTAGCTTCTGCTAATGCTGCTCTTGAAACTGTTCGTGCTTCTTTAGCTGCTAGCATCGCTACAGAAACTGCTGCTCGTCAAGCTGGCGACGCTGCTACTTTGGCATCTGCTGGTGTTTACACCGACGCTGCTTTAGTTACAGCCAAGGCTTACACAGACGCTGCTAAAGCTGAACTGTTAGGTGGTATTCCTCCTGCTTTGTTGGATACAATCACTGAATTAGCTGCTGCACTTAAAAACAACCCAGATATCGTTAACGTTATCGAAGGTATGGTTACTACAGTTCAAAACAATTTGGACGCTGAAGTAACACGTGCAACTGCCGCTGAAGCTACTCTTTCAACAGCTATTTCTGCTGAAACTACTGCACGTCAAGCTGCTGTTTCTGCTGAGGCTACAACACGTGCTGCTGCTGACTCTGCATTAGATACACGTGTAACAACAGTTGAAGGTCAAGTTAACGGCAAGATTGGCAACCTCTCTAGCCTGACTACTACTGACAAGTCAACAATCGTTGCAGCTATCAATGAAGTTAAGGCTGATGGCGTATCTAACGCTTCTGCTATTTCTTCTGAAACTAGCCGTGCAACTACTGCTGAAGCTGGTCTGGCATCAGATATTGCTGCTGAAACAACACGTGCTACTACTGCTGAAGCAGGTTTGCATTCTGACATTACTTCTGAAGCTACTGCCCGTGCAGCTGGTGATACAACCAACGCAAATGCAATTTCTGCTGAAACAACCCGTGCTCAAACTGCCGAAGCTGGCTTGTCATCTGACATTGCTGCCGAAGCAACAGCCCGTGCTGCCGCTGTTACTGCAGAGAAAAATCGTGCTGAATCTGCTGAAGCTGGTTTGCATTCTGATATCGTTTCCGAAGCATCTGCAAGAGCTGCTGCAGTTACTGCTGAAACAAATCGTGCAACTACAGCTGAGGCTGGCTTAGCATCTGATATTGCTGCTGAAGCAACTGCTCGTGCTGCTGGCGACGCTACAAACGCTTCTGCTATCTCTGCCGAGACTACTGCACGTCAATCTGCTATTTCTGCAGAAGTTACTGCTCGTCAAGCTGGTGATGCTACAAATGCATCCGCTATCTCTGCTGAGACAACACGTGCACAAACAGCTGAAGCTGGTTTAGCTAGCGATATCGCTTCTGAGGCATCTGCTCGTGCAGCTGCAGTTACTGCAGAAAAGAATCGTGCTGAAGGTGTTGAAGCAACTTTAACAAGCTCTATTTCTACTGAAGTTACTCGTGCACAAAACGCTGAAGGTGCATTGTCAACAGCAATTACTGCTGAGACAAACCGTGCTACAGCCGCTGAAGGAACATTAACATCAGCTATTACTGCTGAAGTTTCTGCTCGTCAAGCCGCTGTTACTGCTGAAGCAGCTGCTCGTACTGCTGCTGATGCTGCTATCCGTAGCGATTACAATGCAACAATCTTCACATTTGAAGCTCAATCAGCTGCAACAACACACACTATCGTTCACAACTTGAACGCAAGTTTTGTTGAGATCGCTGTTAAGGTTCAACGTGCTGATGGCTTGTATTACAACGACATCGTGTCTGTTCAAGAATTTGACGCAAACACAGTTAAAGTATACTTGTCTACAGCCTTGAAGGTTAAAGCAATTGTACGTAACGCAGTAACATTGTAATAAAAAAGTAATACAGGGAGGGGGAGAAATCCCCCTCTACTGGCATGCGAAAGTTACCTAACTTTAATTTTTTATCAATAACGACAATTCCTCAAGCATTAAGTAAAATTGAGACGCAGGTTAAAAAGCTTGCCAATTTTATAGATACTAGTAAAGAATTAAGCGAGGAAGACAAGGTGCAGTTGGTGAAGAACATTGACTGGCTTAAGCGTTATTATGAACGTGCAGAGAAGGTAATTATTGAGCATGAATGATGCGGAGAGAATTAAAGAGTGGTTATATCGTGTCGGGGACGAAGTAAGCAAGTTAAATGCTGACTATGCTGACCAAAAGGTAACATTAGCTGAGCTGTATGATAAAATAACGCAAAGCTATGAAACTTTAAGTGTAATGAAGATGGTTGCCACTGGTCAGGCGTACATGCGTGGAATAACACCTCTTAAGGAATTATAATGGAAACAAGAGTACTAAACGACCTAGCGCTTTATGGCGCACTAGTAATGTCAAAAGACGAGTCAGGATTCCCAGCTAATCCTGCGATAGGTACAATGATTATTAAAGATCAGTGTATTTATGCTTACATTAAAATGGGCGGACTAACAACATGGTATCCGTTCGCTAACAAGACACATTCATACATCCATACTCAAGGCGCAGCTTCTCAAGTTTGGACAGTACATCACAACCTTGGCACTACAAATGTTTGGGTTCAAGTTCAAGATACAAGCGGAAACATTATTTCCGTTAGCAAGCAAAACGTTGACATTAACACGTTTACATTGACATTTACCACTGGCGCTGTTGGTACAGCGTTGGTAGTAGCACCAGACTCAATCGACGTGCCACAAGTTAGCGCTACAGCAATTAATGTTGGTAGTGGCGCTGTTATGATTGACTCTTCTGGAGTTAAGGTTAATGGCAGCCAAGTATTAACTGGTGCAAACATTCAGCCACAGATTGATGCTTCTATTTCAGCTTTGGTTAATGGCGCCCCTACAGCGCTTGACACATTAAAAGAAATTGCCGATCAGTTAGCATCTGACGAATCAGCCGTTGCTGCTTTAACAACGACTGTTTCCAACAAAGCAAACAAAGACCTTTCAAACGTCACTACATTGCCATCTGGCGTAATTGCCCAGCTCAAAGGCGATAAGGGTGATACAGGCGCAACTGGCGCACAAGGTCCAGCTGGTCCTAATGGCTCAAATGGTATGGACGGTGCTACTGGTGCCCAAGGTCCTAAAGGAGACACGGGCGCTACTGGTCCTCAAGGAATTCAAGGCTTAAAAGGCGATACAGGATCCACTGGAGCCACTGGCGCTACTGGACCACAGGGTATTCAAGGTATTAAGGGCGATACTGGTGCAACAGGTCCTCAAGGGCTAAAAGGCGACACAGGTTTAACTGGATCTACAGGAGCACAAGGTCCACAAGGCATCCAAGGCCCTAAAGGTGATACAGGCGCAACAGGTCCTGCAGGTGCAAGCGGTTCAAATGCCAATGTAACAAGCAGCTCTATTGCTACTGCATTAGGTTATACGCCAGCTAATCAGGCAGGCTCTGCTACTGCTGACTTTGCCATTAAGAGTTTGGCACTATCTGGCGATATCATGCCTGCTATCTCTGGTGTTTCTAATATTGGTTCGGCAACAAAGAAATTTAATGCCATATATACCAAAGAAATGCGCATTGATGCAAACACATTGTATGTTGACGGCGTTCCTGTTTTAGGTTCTTCAGCAAATACTATTACATTTACATCTGATGTAAATCAAGGTATGCGTATTGCTACTAGTGGCTCTGGTACATTGGTACTTGACTCACAAGCCTCTACAACAGTTGGAACAAGCGGCGCAAACGCTGACGTCGTAATTCAGTCAACTGGCGTTGGTGGTCTGACAAGAATTAGTTCTTCTACACAGAACACATTAACAGCTCCAGTAACTGCAATTGTTGGTAATCAGACTGTTTCTGGTGATTTAACCGTTACCGGCAATTTTGATGTTAAGGGTACTGTAACAACGATTGAGTCCACAGTAACTACTATCAAAGACAATATTGTTACTTTGAACAAGGGCGAATCTGGTTCTGGCGTTACATTAAACGTATCCGGTATTGAGGTTGACCGTGGTGATTTAGCCCGTCAGCGTTTGATCTGGAACGAAACAGCAGGCAAGTGGGTAGCAGGTCCAACATCACAGGAAGTTGCTCTAGCGACTGAAGCTTTTGTTAACACTGGTTTAGCTACTAAGGCTAACGCTGATCTTTCTAACGTCGGTACATTACCAAGCTCTGTTGTTAATCAGCTTAAGGGTGCTACAGGCGCTACAGGAGCAACCGGTGCTACTGGCGCACAAGGTATTCAGGGTCTCAAGGGTGATACAGGTGCTACGGGCGCTACTGGACCTCAAGGCATTCAAGGTATTAAAGGTGACACTGGAGCTGCTGGTACTAACGGCATTGATGGCGCTACTGGTGCTCAAGGTCCAAAAGGTGATACAGGTGCTACGGGCGCACAAGGCATCCAAGGTCTCAAAGGAGATACTGGTGCAACAGGTGCAACAGGTGCCACCGGTGCTCAAGGAATTCAAGGACTTAAAGGCGATACAGGTGAAACCGGAGCAACAGGTCCTCAAGGCTTAAAGGGTGATACTGGTGCAACTGGTGCTCAGGGTATTCAGGGTTTGAAGGGTGATACGGGTGCTACTGGCGCTACTGGTCCAACTGGTCCTCAAGGCTTAAAGGGCGATACTGGTGCTACCGGTGCTCAGGGACCTCAAGGTATTCAGGGTCCTGCAGGCGCTACGGGAGCCACTGGTCCAGCAGGTGCTAATGGTACTAACGGTACAGATGCAAGCGTAACATCAAGCTCTATTGCTAGCGCATTAGGGTATACACCTACAAGCCCAAGTTATGTAACTACCGCAATTGCCAACGTTGTCGGCGCCGCTCCTGCTGCGTTAGATACGCTTAAAGAGATTGCTGACCAATTAGCTACAGATGAGTCCGCTGTTTCTGCATTAACTACAGTGGTATCTGGCAAGGCTGCTAAGGCAACCACTTTAGCTGGGTATGGCATTACTGATGCTATTACAGCAGCCGCTGCAGCATCTACCTACGCAGCCAAAGCTACTACACTGGCTGGTTACGGCATTACTGATGCGATTACTGCAGCTACAGCAGCGTCCACTTATGCAGCAAAAGCCACAACTCTTAGCGGATATGGAATTACCGATGCCTACACTAAGACTGCGGTTGATACAGCATTGGCGCTTAAGGCAAATACTAGTTCATTGGCAACAGTAGCAACTAGTGGTGCTTATAGCGATTTAACAGGTAAGCCAACATTGTTCAGTGGCTCATACACCGATTTGACAAGTAAGCCTACTTTGTTTTCTGGTGCGTATGCTGACTTGACTGGTAAACCTACTTTGGCTACTGTAGCAACATCTGGTTTATTTGCAGATTTAACAAGCAAACCTACAACTTTAGCAGGCTACGGAGTTACATCTGTATCTGGCGGAACATTTTAATTAGAAGGAACATAAATCATGGCACAATCAGGATACACTCCTCTATCGCTGTACTACAGCGCTACTGCCTCAACTGCACCATTAGCGTCTAACTTGGTCGCTGGTGAGTTGGCGCTCAACACAAACGACGGCAAACTTTACTACAAAGATTCTAGCGGTGTAGTGCAAACAATTGCTAGTAAGGCTGGCAACGTCAACGTATCATCCTTCTCGGGCGGTACGACTGGTTTAACTCCAAATACGGCAACTACCGGCGCTGTTACATTGGCTGGCACATTAGCTGTAGCTAACGGCGGTACTGGTGTAACAACTAGTACAGGTAGCGGCAACAATGTATTGTCAACTAGCCCTACATTGGTCACTCCAATCCTTGGAACACCAACTTCAGTAACATTGACTAACGCTACAGGACTTCCTGTTGGTGGTATTACTGCAACTGGCACACCATCGTCAACAACCTATTTGCGTGGTGATGGTTCATGGTCAACTGTGTCTGGCGGAACCGGTACAGTAACTTCAGTAGGCGGCACTGGTTCTGTAAATGGTATTACTTTGACCGGAACAGTTACTTCAAGCGGAAATTTAACCCTTGGAGGAACTTTAAGCGGTGTTTCTTTAACTTCGCAAGTATCAGGAACATTGCCGGTTGCTAACGGCGGTACTGGTGTAACAACATCTACTGGTTCTGGCAATACTGTTTTGAGCACTTCTCCAACATTAGTAACACCAGTTTTAGGTACACCATCCAGCGGAACTTTAACTTCTTGTACTGGTTTACCATTAACTACTGGTGTAACTGGTACTTTGCCTATTGCCAATGGCGGTACAAATAATAGTTCATTAGCCGTTACTGCTGGTGGCACGCTGTATACTGATGGCACAAAAATAGTCAATGTGGGCGCTGGAACAAGCGGTCAAGTATTAACTTCTGGTGGCTCTAGCGCTCCTACTTGGACAACACCATCTAGCGGTGGTGGGATTGCTGGTATTGGTGGTCAAGCATTTACAGCCAACGGAACATTTACTATTCCTACTGGTGTTACTTTGTTAAAAGTTATTGTAGTTGGTGCTGGTGGTGGTGGTGGTGCAAATGCTGGACAAGGTGGCGGTGCTGGTGGTGCGGCAATTAAATACTTTACTGGTTTAACTGCCGGAAACACTTTAGCAGTAACTATTGGAAGTGGCGGTAGTGGCGGTGGTGGAACCGCTAATGGTAATGCTGGTGGAAACACAACTGTTGCATCAGGAACACAAACCATTACTACTGTTACTGGTGGTGGTGGTAGTGGTGGTCTAGGCAATGTTAGTAACGGTGCTACCGCTGCTGGAGGTTCTGCTACGAATGGCACCATTAATATAACTGGTCAATACGGTGGTGTTCCAAATTATAATGCTACTGGCGATGGTGCAAATGGCGGTTTTGGTGGAAATAGCATTTTTGGCGGCGGTGGCGGTGCTGGAAGCACCAATAATGGAGGCACCAATAATAATGGATATGCTGCTGCAACCAATAGTGGTTCAGGTGGTGGCGGTGCCAGTGGAAATGGTAATGGTGCAAATGGTGCGTCTGGTATTGTAGTATTTGAATGGTAAGGGAACAAAATGACAACTCAAAATTATTTGATGATTAATAAATCTACTAATGTAGTGGACAATGTCTGTGTTTGGGATGGTGATACAAATACATGGCAACCGCCTGAAAATACATTAATGCTTATTCAAGAAGATACCCCAGCAATGGTATGGGCTTTAAATACAGATAAAACTGATTATGTTTTAACGCAAGCTACCGGTTCCGGTCAAATGGGATTTATTTGGAATGGCACGGTTTTAACAAACAATCAACCTAAACCAAGTTTACCTTTTAATTAATAAAGATAAATATTTGTTTATTAAAGATTTAAGTAAACATAAAAATTTAAAAGTAATGCGGTCAGGACCTGCCGATTCAGGTCCACTTTAATAGGAGAACGTTATGGGACAAGACAAAAAGACCCCCATTACCATCGACGATAAGCAGTACGTTTTTGAAGATATGACGCAAGACCAAAAAACAATGGTTAATCACATTGCCGATTTAGACCGCAAAATTGATTCTGCCCGGTTTAATTTAGATCAATTGGTTGTTGGCAAGCAAGCATTTTTTAATATGTTAAAAACCTCGTTGGAAACCCCAGTTGAAAAAACTGAAGTCGAAGTAGTACAGTAACCATGTATGGTGGAGAAGCTTTTGCGCAATTAGCGTTTGGCGGTCTTTGGACTGCATATAACGATTCTGTAACAGAGAACTCCACCATCTTAGACGCATACACTACGCAATATGCTTACCTAGTATCAATTACAGAACCTACAATTAACCTCAATGATATTCAAAGCGAGCAAGATAACTTCTTTGTAGGTGTAACTGAAGATGTCACGCCTGCTGATGCAAGTACCCAGTCATCTACTTTCTTAGATTCGTTAATT